CGTCCATCAAGAACGTACCAACGATCCATGTCTAAAACACGTTGCCTGTCTTCTTGCCGCCACTCAGGTTTATACATTATTGAAGAGTTGTACTTGAATTAGGATAGAGCCTTGATTCCAAAAAACTAACGGCTTGGTCATCCAAAGTATTAGTTGATTGCTTGGCTGCTGCTTTTAAAAGTTTTAACAATAATTTTTTACCTGAATCGCTTCTCAAGAAAGCATATAGAACAGGAAGAAACGGTTTAAGTAGTTTTTTCATCTTTTTGTTTTTGTTTTTTGTACTCTTTCACCCATAATTCTAGTTCTTTTATTCGCTTTTGAGCTCTGGCTATCGGTTCCTCCATCCGTTCGGGTCTCTTTTAGTTACTTCTAATCTAGCTACGTCTTTTTCAATAGCCGATAATCGGTGAAATATTTCACGAAAATTACCTTGATTCCTATTTGACCTATTAGAAATAACCATTAGAAGAGCAGAAATAGCCGCTCCTACTACTGCTGCTAGTAACTCTTGAGGCATGTTTAAGGTTTTGCAGTAATCTTAGAATATTGTTGTTATTTTTCTATGCCAGAAAAGCCAAGCCCTGAAACAAAAGCTGTCGCAATTCAGGAAGACGACAAGCCCGATTACCAAGAGAAAATAATGTTCTTGGTTAGCACCACAGCACAGGGAGCAATTCTTGCTTGGTGCTTGATCGTCTTATCCCTTGGATACATAAAATTACCCAATCGCATGTTTGGCCTTGACATCCCAGACCAGCCAAGAGTGGATAGCACTTTTGCAGCCGGATTATTGGGAAATATCCTTGCAGGATGGGGTGTATCTGTGGGTGCGGCGACTGGAGCGAAAAAGAAAAAGAAGGAAGGAGAAAATGGAAACGGAGCAGGCCTTGGAAACGGGAACGGGTATCAAACCATTGTGATAAAACAACCAATAGAATTAATTACAAAAACTCCTACTGCCACAAAAATAGATCCTATTACTGGCAAGGAAGTTGACCCCGTAACTGGCAAGCTTCAATGAAGAAATTATTTTTATTTCTGTTCTTAATGGCTCCTGCTGCGAATGCAGATTTGACCCATTCCATTACTAGCTCGGCCCAATTAACGGTGAATGCTGCTGTAACTCAAGCAGAACGTATTGGGTCTAGTTTTTCAATTTCGGGAACTGGGGTGGATGTCACGGATGGCACCACGGCTGGAACTTTGTCAGCCGGAACAATTTCATCAGGTGTTTATGCACCCGGTACTATTGCCGCTACTCAGAATGCTACATCTGGTGAAAGTTTCAGTTTTAGCCAGTCATACATCCAAGCGGACGCCGTACCGACCTCTGCCCCTAGCGTTGGAGCAGTAGGAAATTTCAGCGACGTAACTTCTCACGCATCAGGAACAGCAGGGTCGCTCGCCGGATCAGTAACAAGTGCTGGAGTTGTAAGCTTGACACCGGGTTCGGGAGGCACTGTTGCAACGGGATCTGTAGTAAGTTCTGTCACCGTCAAATAATGCACGTTCCAATTCTTGTTTGTTCAATAGCAGTCTTTATTTTTTGTCTGTTTAATTTTTTAATGTGGAAGCATTACATGGATATACATAAATGAGAAAACTTTTACCATTATTTTTATTACTTTCTAACTCTGCTTATGCTGTCCCCGTCGTACCAAATTTCTCGTCTGGAACCATGTCCGCAACCACACGGACTACACAAAATATTACTGAAAGTATTGTCAGCACAGATTATAATACTGGGCACACTTATACGATTAACGGAACAAATTTGTCTATTGACGGTGCAACCATTTCTCCACCACCGACAGAAACAAGCCAAACGATTAACGGAGTAAGTTATACATGGACTGGAGCAGATTTAAGTCAAAAGCCAAATGTAACTATCACAAATCCGGGTCAAGCTTTTCAATACGCCGAAAGCTATATTGCACCCGGTTTGCAGAACGTAACGACCATAAATCGCACCACAGTTTTAGAATCAGTTACAGAAACTACCTCAGTCTTCTCACAATAATTGGGCTTATATTTTCACCCAAAGTATTAGCAAATACCTCTCAGACCGCAGCACCAGTAGCCAATACATCAGCTTCGTTAACCAATATGGCAATACAGACGCTTCAAGGTAATTTGATTCAGAATCAATACGGAGGTGGAGTTGTTTGTCAGGGACCAATGTTAACATTTTCACCCTTCGTAACTGATTCACATTCTTTTCAAAAACCTAGAGAATATTGGTACGAAGCTCCTGTTTATGATGACGACGGAAATGTTATTTACAATCAAATGAACCGAACAGGACAGAAGGATAATTTTTCACTTAATGTTGGTGCTAGTTTAACTTTTTCTATGCCACTTGATAGAAGATTTCAAGAGCGTTGTTTAAAAAATGCAAAGCTACAAGGAGATCATCAACAGCAACTAATTGATAACAAAAAACTAGATTGGCACATCGCAAGATTGAGAGAATGTGGAAAATTACGCTTGGCAGGAATTGAGTTTGCTCCGGATTCTCCTTACTTCCATCTCTGTGAAGATGTTGTAGTTAAACCTAAAATGGGTCAAGTCTTACCACATAGGCACGTTATTTCTTCTCCTTTAAAGGTGGCAAACCCCTCTTCTCCCGATAAGAATTAGTTCTTTTTTCTGATAAGTTTGGTCGTTTTACTTTCTTACCTAATATCTTTTTAACTCTATTTACTATCTGTTTAATAATTGGTTTGACTGCCTTCAAAAGCAGTGGGGTACTTAATGCAGCCGTTGTAGCGACTAATGTTATCCCTCCAGTTTTCACTATTTGTGGAACAGTAGGAATAGCATCAACTATCTGCTGTTGAACATTTAATTTTTTATATCTAGTTACACAACGATTTCCAACCAATTCATACTTGATAATTTGTTTAGTATTTTCTTCGACCTTTGTACCAATGTCAGGAGCACCATCGGGAGGGCACGCTTCTGGCGTTGCTTCTGGCACTTCTGCTGCTGGAGGTATTTCTGGCTCTTCGTATCTTTGTGGCTCTTCCTGTTTTATAGGAACCAACTGTAACGGGTCATAATTCATAGGCTCATAACTTGGTGTCTGTGCAGGACACAAGATCAGATTATGTTGTGGATCGTTATCTATAAGTGCATCATTTTCAATACTTCTTCTTGCCTTAACACAAGGCATTTCAATTATCGGAAATCCTATCGGTACATTGATTGGAACGCTTGGAGCATTAACAACAGGTGCTTTGATTATATAAGTATTAACAGGTTGAACCCTTACAGAAGGGATCTCGATTTTAGGAATCAAAAGCTAGGCAAACCAAATGCTTTCTTTTCTTCGTTCTTTTGCTGTGCAGGACTTAACGCTCCAGTAGGTAAAGCAGGGCCAGACAAACCGGGTAATTTCATAGATCCCATTACCTTTTCCATTGCCTTATCTTGAAGCATCTTTTGATTATCCTCATTAGTTATCCATAAATAACCAAAGACCCCACCTCCTGTAATTGCTGCCACAAGCACAAAAGAAACTACACTGATGATGTTGAGAATTTTTTGCATGGTAAAAGAAGCTATTTCAAAAGCTATTACTCACACTAGCCTAATTGTTGTTATTGGACTTCTTCCTCTGTTACCTCTGTATCTTCTTCTTCTTGAACGGGTTCAGTCTCTTCCTCTTGAACAAGCGACTCTGCATACTGAATCCCACCTTTTAATTGAAGAATTTCAGAAACAGTAGTATTTAAAGCATTCTCTAGCTGTACTTTATATTGTTCTTTTTCAGCTAGGGTTGTTTTCCACTTAGAAAGTTGATCGGTCATAATTTAATACTTAGACTTCCCAAGTGTAACGGCTGCATCTATGTCTGTAAAAGATTCGGATGTCCAGATAGAGGTCGTTCCATCTTCTTTTTTGTAAGCCTTGATAATTTCTAGATGATCAACATTCCTTTTGAGGGTTGCCTTGTCATCATCAGTTAAAGATGATTGACCAGCAACGGAATTGATCAAGGTGACACTATCACCAGCAGCAGTAAAGATTGCTGCAACTTCATCTGCTGTTCTTTCAGCCATGAGAAATAAGAATGAATAAGTTTATTCTACCCTGCTTCGAGGGCTGTGACTTTTGCAGATAATTCTTTTATTGCATTAACAAGGATAGGAACTAGACGTTCATACTTAAGACCATAAGCTGAATCATCTTCGTTTAAGTTAACAACTAACATATCATCTTTATCGCTAGGGTTTCCCTCAATAGCTAAGACATCTTGAGCTAAGAATCCAATATGTTTTTTATTACGTTTCTTGCTTCCATCAGGTGTATTATCATCGTACCAAGTACGTTTATCCCATCTATATGTTATTGGGTTTAATTGATTAACCCAATTTAAACCATGAGTAAAGTTAGTTATATCTGTTTTATCTCTAGAGTCAGAGGAACTGATAGATGTATCAGCACAATATAAATCAGTAATACTATTGTTCCCAAGACAAATAACATTACTTCCTGTGGTTATATTTCCTGAAGGAGACTGAGCAGTTCCAGAGCCTCTACCAAGTGTCATATTATTATCTCCACTTGATATACCGTTACCACAATCGAAACCAATACATGTATTTTCTTCACCGTCTAAAATTACTTGACCAGCACTACTGCCCATAGCAACATTTCTACGTCCTGTAGTAGCAGTTGTTAAAGCTCCTTTACCTAATGCACAGTTTTCATTCCCTGTTGTTACTGCGTCCCCACAGAAAATACCAACAAGGGTGTTTTCTCCTCCTGTTGTTAGCGACGTCCCAGCATCCTTACCAATAGCAGTATTTGATGCTCCAGTTGTGTTTGCTTCTAATGCTGCATAACCTAAAGCAGTATTATTAGACGCAGTTGTATTAGCAGCTAAAGAAAGTCTTCCTACGGAAGTGTTATATCCTCCTGTTGTATTTGCTGCTAAAGCACCCTTTCCAATTCCAATATTAAAACTACCTGTAGTATTAGCTCCTAATGCCTGTCTACCAACAGCAACATTTTCTTCTCCAGTAGTGTTTGCAGCTAAGGCACTCACACCAACAGCAGTTCCAGAACCTCCTGTTGTATTTGAGTCTAAAGCATCATCACCAACGGCAGTATTATTTGATCCTGTTGTATTTACTTCTAAAGATGCCTGCCCTATAGCAGTATTTTTTTCACCTGTTGTATTAGCAGCTAATGAATTATGACCAACACCAGTATTTGAACCTCCTGTTGTGTTTGCTTGTAAAGCATAATAACCAATACCAGTATTGTTAGCTCCTGTAGTGTTGGTATACATTGCACTCTTTCCCACCGCAGTATTAGCATCTGCAGTTGTATTATTTGCTAATGCATACCTACCTAAAGCAGTGTTATTATCCCCTGTTGTATTATCCTGTAAAGTCGTATCTCCTACTGCAGTATTAGCTACCCCTGTAGTATTGTATTGCATTGAGGTATAACCAACAGCAACATTACCTCCTCCTGTAGTGGTGTGACCTAAAGCACTACCACCGACAGCAGTGTTGTAACCTGCAGTTGTACTAGCTGATAAAGATGATTTACCTATAGCAGTATTCCATTCTCCTGTTGTATTTGCATCTAAAGCATAGGCACCAACAGCAGTGTTACTTCCACCAGTTGTATTCGCTTGTAAGGAAGAGTTTCCTATAGCCGTGTTATTAGCACCTGTCGTATTCAACCAAAGACTTGCGTAACCAAATCCACTATTACCATTTGAAGTAGTATTATCCTTTAATGTTTGATAACCAAAAGCACAGTTTTGAGAACCAGTTGTATTAGCAGTTAAAGTTTGATAACCAAAGGCATCATTATAATTAGCAGTTGTATTTGCTTCTAAAGCTTCAGAACCAAAGGCATTATTTTTAGCACCAGTTGTGTTTGATAATAAAGCTGCATAACCTAAAGCAGTATTACTATCAGCTGTTGTGTTTGAATGTAATGCGTTTCTACCTACGGCAGAATTATAATCTCCAGTAGTATTATAAAATAAAGTATTATATCCTATAGCTGTATTACTGTGGCCTTCGGTATTTGTTTTTAAAGAATTAACACCAACGGCTGTACTATAACTTGCAGTTGTGTTTGCTGATAACGACAGATAACCAACAGCAATATTAGATGCACCTGTTGTATTGGCATCTAAAGCATGTGAACCAATAGCTACATTGAGTGTACCTGTTGTATTGGCAATCATGGATTGATACCCAAGAGCCGTATTATGATTAGCCGTTGTATTTGCTTCTAGAGCTTTAAGCCCAACAGCAGTATTGTAGCTTCCAGTTGTGTTTGCTTCTAAAGATTCAGCACCAAAAGCAGCATTTAAAGCTCCAGTCGTATTTGATTCTAAAGATTGATCACCACAAGCAGTATTACTACCTCCTGTTGTATTAGCTCCTAATGCAGCATACCCAACAGCATTATTATTGTTACCAGTAGTATTAGCATCTAATGCATTAGTACCTACAGCAGTATTATAATTTCCTTCTGTATTTGCAGTTAAAGCATCAGTTCCAACAGCAACATTACTAGCACCTGTCGTGTTTGTGTCTAATGATTGATAACCGATAGCAACATTATAATTACCTGTTGTATTTGCTCCTAATGAATTACTACCAAGAGCAGTATTAGCTGTTCCTGTTGTATTTACACCTAGTGCGTCATAACCAACAGCAGTATTATTATTTGCAGTTGTATTAGCATCTAAGGCACGGTATCCAATTGCAGTGTTGTTAGCACCTGTTGTGTTGTTCTGTAAAGAAGAAAGACCAACAGCAGTGTTTCTTGTAGCTGTAGTATTTTCATATAACGCATAAGTACCAACAGCAGTATTTTCAGAAGCGTCTGTGTTTTTATATAATGCTTGAAGACCAACAGCAACACAAGTAGATCCAGTTGTGTTTGCATTCAATGCTTGAAGTCCAACAGCAGTGTTATTATCGGCACTTGTGTTATTAGCTAAAGCTTCATATCCAATACCAGTATTATTTGCTCCAGTTGAGTTATCATACAAAGCTGCTTTTCCAACACCAGTGTTATTATCACCTGTTGTGTTTGTGAATAATGTATTACGACCTACAGCAGTATTAGAACCTGCGGTTGTATTTGAAGATAAAGAATTATAACCCAGAGCAGTGTTTCTTTCTCCTGTAGTATTTGCATCTAATGAATATGCACCAACAGAAACGTTTTGAGTTCCTGTTGTATTAGCTGTTAAAGAGCTATAACCAACAGCAGTATTACTATCTCCTGTAGTGTTTGCATCTAAAGCACCCTTACCTAAAGCACTATTTGAGTGTCCTGTTGTGTTTAATCTTAATGCAGCATAACCAACTCCTGTATTATTACTTGCAGTTGTGTTTGTAGTTAATGCAGACATACCAACTGCTACATTCTGTATTCCAGTAGTATTAGCATCTAAGGAATAAGTACCCAAGGCAGTATTATTAGCTCCTGTTGTGTTTACTCCTAATGCTGAACGACCAACAGCAGTATTGTCGTTAGCAGTTGTATTTGCATCTAAGGCGTAAGCACCTACAGCAGTATTTCTTAATCCTTCAGTATTTGCTTTAAATGCATCTCTACCGACTGCTGTATTCTCGTCCCCACTTGTTATTGCTGTTCCTGCATCATATCCAATTAACGTATTGCTAATGGCATCTGTTCCAGTAAAACTATCTCCTGCGTTTGTACCAGCAACAGTATTAGCTTGAGCATCACTAAGAACAACTGCTCCTGCTGCCCCTGCAATCGTTGTGCCGTTGATTTTATATTCTTTTCCTGAAGCTAAATTAATATGTTCACTACTTGTCCAAGCATCTGTTGAATCAACCCAATTCCAAGTTTTATCACCATCAGTTGAATCAATTGTTATACCCGCACCATCTACAGCAGCATCATTACCATTACCTTTTGCAATCTCTATATTTTTATCTTTAACAGTAAGAGTAGTCGTATCTATAGTTGTAGTCGTTCCACTGACAGTTAAATTTGCGCTCAACGTCACATTTTGAGAGCTATCAACAGAAATAGCAGCCGTTCCGCCTGTGCTTATAACGAAAGTATCTGAACCGCCACTAATTCCTGAATTTGTATCTGAGTTAAAACTAAATGCTGGAGCTGCAGCAGTACCATCTGGTGCTTTACCTAAAACATTAGCAAAGGTAATTTTTTTATTTACTTCTGCACCACTAGCATCTACATCAAGGATTGCAAAGGTATCCCCTGACGCTGGAGCCGTTAAGGCTGTAAACTCTGAAATTTTGCGGTTTGCCATTTACGTTTTGATGACGTACATCATTGCTATGTTACGAGGTCTTGATTCGCCTCCACTACTTCCAGAAGTTCCACTAACATCGTGATCGTGACTATCACTCAAACTGGCACGACCACAATCACCAGTATCGGAACTTCCTGAAGGAGTTTGAGACATATTAAACCCAGTTGACTTACTAAATACTCCTGAACATGAGCCACCGCCTTGAGCAAAAGATTCAGAAATGCCCGTAATATTTCCAGACATGGAATGAGTGTCTGACGTATAACTTCCTGCTCCATGAGTGTGTGAATCGTTTTGAGCTGCTTGGGAGGTTGCAATTGATCTTCCAGAATCAGTCCCCTTACCGTTATCAAAACCTCTTATAAATTCACCTCTTAAATCTGGCAGGTTAAAAGTAGAACTTCCATTTCCTGCACCATAAGCCGTTCCAATAACAGCAAACAAAGCTGCATAAGTTGTGCGGCTAACTGCTGCACCATTACATTCCAAATAATCAGATGGAACGGTTGCAACTGCTATACAAAAAACAGCACCAGATGGAACACCTTGAACAGTTGAGAATGAAAGCGCACCCGATCCATTTGTCTGCAAAAATTGCCCATTCAAGCCATCGGCTGACGGGAGAGTAAAAGTAAGGTTTGAGCTAACAGTGGAGGCAGCTTGTAATGCTACCCAATTACTATTATCGGAATCTGAAAATCTTAAATCACCTTGATCTTGAACAGTTATGCCATTGCTGTCTATAAATGCTCTCTCCGAACCAGCAGTTGAAAAAGCAAGCGTGTTTGCTGCTTTTCTAAATAGTCCTGTATCTGCATCTCCATCAAAAGCTATTGCTGGCGTACTAGCACCTGAAGCATCGTCAGCCAAGATGACACCAGTCATCGTGCCACCTGATCTAAGCAATAAACCTAAATTATCTTCTCCAACATCTCCTATTTCTCTAAAAGTTGATCCATCATATATTTTTAATTTATCGTCACTCGATTTCCCGTAAAGCATGAACTTTACAGGGTTACTAGGATCGGAACCGCCGCTATTATTTGTTTTTATTGCATCAAGAATATTATTAATGTCTGCACGAACAACACTCCCTGCGGCATTTTCAACTGTAAAATTCGTGACCTGTGACACTAATCTTTTACGTTTTGAACTATTCTATACCCCTTTACCGAATCCTACAGCCTGATAAGTAAAGTTTTTATCAAGTGCTGTCGAAGATGAGCCATTCATAAACTTAACTGTAAAACCTGTACCTGAAACACTTGTAATTGTAAAATAATCACCATTAGCCATGTTTTGTGCAGTAATACCAATTGAAGGCAAATAAGAATTAGCCCCACCAAGAGAAGCAGTACCAACAAAGAATGGTTTGGCAAATGTGATTGCTTTTCCTCCCGCAGTTGTTCCTGATGCAATTGTTGTTGTACTTTGTTCTGTTCTTGATGGAAGAATTGCTGTATAACCCAACTGCTGCACATTTACATTCTGGTTTGTATTGGTTGTTAAAAGATTTGCTTTAAACTGAAATGCTCTTGCCTTAAATTCTCCATTAGCAAATACATTAAACGAACCGTAACTTGAAGCATCAGTACTTGTTTTTACATAAACTTGGCAATCAGTATCATTAGCAGGATCTCCGTCAAAATTAGGAATACTATCGAAATCCGTTACATCATCAATATCGCTACCAACTAAAACACCGATACTTTGAATATGTCTTTTTAAAGTTAAGGTGAAAACACCACCTAAATCCAAAGTATCTGCAAATTCATAAGTACCTGTCAGATTTGCTGCTGGATCTGTTAGCTGTAAAGCACCGCTAGTAAAAGTGACATTTGTTTTGCTACCGCTAAACGGTGTACCTAGTAAGTCTTCCCGTTTTGTTAAAACTGCTAGTTCTTGTCCTACATCTGGAAGATCAATAATGATGCTTGTTTCACCCGATGAAAAACGTCCTCCATCATCTTGAAACTTCAAAATGTACTCACCTTCAAGAGCCGGAACAACTGCTTCAGAAGTGTTACCAGCTAACGCATTAACAAGATCAACTGAACCTGCAAACGTCCCAGATCCATCAGTCTTATTAGAGTGCCTGACATAAACCCGTCCTCCATGCAAAACGTCCGCATCGGTTGATTTATCCCACCTCAACCTCATCAAATGATCGCCAATTGGTTCTGCTGTTAAGTTTTGAACGTCGGTTGGTAAAGATGTTTTACCTTCTGCATTAAAAGTCGCATCTAAAGAAGTTGGAGAAGTTTCTAATAAAGCATTGAAAGAAAATATTTTAAATTCGTAAGTTCCTTCTTCACTATTATCTATTTGAATATCAGGTCTAAAAACAATCTGACTTTCAAAATTACCATTAGCGAAACGGTATTGAACTAAATATTGATTAACACCATTAACAGGAACCCATGTTGCAAACAACCTTGAAATTGCAACACCATTTCTAACAATAGTTTTCTCTTCAAAACTGACAGAAGTTGGTGGTTCTGCAGGTTGATTTAAAATCGAAACACTTCTTGCAGGCAAGGCTAAACCTTCTTCAATATTTGCATACTTATTGGGCTTGTAAGATAACGCCGTAATTTTATAATTAATACCATTTGCTTCTTCTACTGTTATGACTCTAAATTTTTGAGCTTCAATTGTATCGCTAAATAAAAACCATATTGCATTTACATTGGGTGCTTCTGATAAGGCAGAATCTAAACTAATCACTCCGCTAGTAATACTTAAAACATTTTTTGTTTCTACGGAATTATCAGGCATTTGAACACTACATTTTTGATTTGCACCACCAAATGTTGATAAGCCTTGTGTATCATCAACAGTAATTGCAGTTGTAGTTGCAGTGTTTATACGTCCTGATCGTCTAGCACCACTACGAACTGGGTCGTTTATGTCTATAACAGCACCGGGTCTAATTGATACTCCAGTATCAACAGATGTGGTAAAAATAACAACTTCCGACTCGTTTTGCTCTGCAAAAAGTATTGCTTTCCCTAATCTTTGAGCTTGACCACGACTTGTACAAGCAAAAGCTCTTACATCTTTTTTAACAACGCCTAATTTAGTTTTTGCAGTGCTATCTTCTACAATTTCATAATCTATTTCTCTTGAATCCATATTGTAATAACTAACAGCTACTACAGAATGTCTTGTTTTTAACGATGATCCAGAATAATCAAATCCTTCTTCTGTTACATTTGCAAGACTGAATAAAAAACTTGCATCAGTTGGTTTATCTTGTGCAATTGTTATCGTTCCTGCACTCCAAATTGGCATACATCTCATCACCCCACAAAGTTCTTCAATAACATTAAATGCCTCGTTTGCAGATAAAATATTTACATTGCAGCTAAATCTTGCTTCCTGTCCTCCGAAGCCATCATCAACTAATGTATTAGCAAATTTAGAAGCATCGACAAAACTAAATAAATCTAAATTACTATCAGTAATATGATCGCCTAATCCGTATCTAGTCGTTGTAAGAAGATCAAGTAACACCATCGCAGGACATGAACACCACTGTGCTGCACCCATTGTGCCATTAAATATATAACCATCTGGATAGACAATTCGACCTGTATTACTATCAACAGTTGGTGTTCCTGATCCCGATGCTCCTGCACCCGGAATCCTTATTTTTACGCCTCTAATTCTATATTTTCTATTTGGAATATTGCTTACAATTTTACTATCAAGAGTTAAAGCAGCATAAGCACTATTAGCATAAGCCTGTTGATCGTCAATCAACTCTTGCATCGACAAAACATTAAAAGAATTTTGTAAAGATGCACTTGTACTATCAGCCGTTACACGAACTACTTTTATATCAACAGGGAATGCACCATCAATTGTTACTCTGTAATCTTTTGAATATGAATCACTTGTGCGACCTGTAATTGTATCTGCAATAACATCAGAATAACCACCGGAATTATATTGAACTTGTATTTTTAATTGAACACTAGCTCCTAATAAATCACCATTATCTTTTGCTTCTTGTAATTGCGGAAAATTAATTGTAACTCGAACAGCATCAACAGTTGTTGTTGTGATTTGTTGAGTAACTCCACCATTAGCAACGGTACAGGCTCTAGGAAAACCAGAGATAGGGCTTGATGACTGTTCTATTCCGGCAATATATGTTTGATCAGACGTTCCAAAACGAGGAGTAAAAGTTACATCTTGATAGTTATAATCTGTTGCTTGAGGACTGGCTGAATTTGCACCAGAATTAAGAACAGGAGTGTTATCTAAATAAACATCTTTTAATGCAGCAGTATTGTATGTAGCTGTTCCTTTTGTCCTTCCTTCCTTTGAAGCTGTAGCCCAACCTTCTATTTCACCTTCTGAGATTAAATCCTGAAGCGTTACAAACTGACGACTATTTAAGGTGTCAGGAGCACGTGTTGGTTTAGGAGGAGATTTAGGGCCACCACCACCAGAACCTCGTATTATTTTCGTCATGCTGTCACCTGATCAGTCGTTAAGTTCATACTAATAACAGTAGAGCCTGTAAAAATTTCCCCGTAGCAAACTGGATGTGTTACCCCTGCTCTGGATGTGTTTGGCGTTCCACCAAAGTCAAATGATATACGTGGATCTTGATCGTTTTCAAACTTTTCAGGTTTAGGAACAGGAAACAACATCTCTGAAACCCCACCTAGCACAAGTCCAGCCCCTATGTAAAAAGCAGATTTGGCAACAAGTCCAACTGAAGCTCCTTTTGCAAAACTCATTGAGGCTCCTAAACCCAAACCACCTGTTGAAAATGACAAACCTATCAATGCTGCACCTAAAAGAATTTTTCCTGTGCTTCCTCCAGCACCAGCAATAACAGGAACAATCTTTACTTCTTCTGATACTGGGTAATGAATTTCTTCTTCTCCAATATCCGTTCCATCTGTTAAAACTTGATAATGTCTTGTATTCATGTGAGCCTCTAATTGAGGCCAATTCATAAATAAAAATCTAATACAATCTCCAACACTATTTACATGAGCATCTAATTCGCTATGTCCTGTGATCTCTCTTAGATCACCATACAATTTAATTGTTTTCAACATACCGATACCTGCCTCCCGTACATTTTAGCAACCATTCGGAATAAGG